CGCCGCCCGGCGACACGGCCGTGACGGAAGCAACGCGCGGGCTCGCGAGCGTCTGAAGATCGTCATAGGAAAGGGGCGCGTCGGTGAGATGGCTGTGAAGCAGGGTCAACCGATCGGTTGCGAGGCGCTCGTCGCCCTGGGCGAGAACAGCCTCGACGGACACCCGGCCCGGCTGGTCGGGCGTGGCATCGCCCATGATGTAGCTCTCGCCCGCCTCGTCGGAGATGACCAGCGTCTCCCGGCCGATCGAGGTCTGGCGCAGCCGCAGGGCCTGGAGAAGCCCGCGCTCATAGGCCTGCCTCTCGGGGGGCAGGTCCGGTGCGACTTCCTGGACGCGCGCCTCGATGTCCAGCCAGGTGGCCCCGGGGTTCGCGTCGAACCCGGGATGGACGCCTTTCGGGATCTGGCTCACCTCGCCGGTGCGCTTGTTCGTCCAGGGCTGCTCCTCGAGATCGACCGGATCATCGACCGTGCGGCCGTTGCGGCGCATCCAGCCTTCGGTGCGCTGAACCACGTGGCAGCCGCAAAAGAAGCCGTTGGGCGGGTAGATCCGCAACCAGATCGGATCGTCGACGCGCCAGATCTTGTCGTGGAACCGCTCGTGATCGTGGCGTTTGCTCGGCCGCTCGATCTGGATGTACTGCAGGTACGGGAAGGCCTTCTTGGTGCGCTGGATACGCGCCCAGTGCCCTGCCGCATGCGCCGTGCGCATGTTGGTGTCGTAGATGGTGCGCAGGCGCCGCATGGAGCCGAGCTGGACCTCCTGCGACTCGCCGGTCAGCGGATCGGTCATCTGGGTCCGGCCCCACCAGCCCTCCCGGCGCAGGACTGGCTCCAGGTCCGCCTGGAACTGCGCCAGCGTCCGGCCTTCCTGGAAGGACCTCAGCAACTCATCCCGAAAAAGCTGCTCGATGTCGTCGCGCATCGCCTTGGCGACGACGAAGTCACGGGCGTGATCCTCGCGGAAGTGATCGAGGTGGTGGAAGCGCTGCAGCTGCTGCGCGAAGCCCTTCTGCTGGAAATAGGCGATGGCTTCGGCATGTGGCAGCGGCTCGAGCTCGATCATCGATCCGTCACCTCCGCACCGACCTCACCGGCAAGACGCGCGGCGAAGGTCGCCCGCGCCAGCTGATCGCGGAAGGCGTCCGAGGGCGCGTCCTGGGCGAAGGCGTCAAGGATGTCCCGGACGTCATCCCAGTCCGTTGCACTGGCCAGCGCCTCGAGCAGCGGGCCGAGCTCGCCCTCCATGACCTGCTGCATGTCACCGTTCGCGATCAGCTCGTCGACCAGGGCATCGATGCTGTCCCTGGGCGGGGCATCCTCGGCACGCGACGCCGCGATCCGCGCGGCGGGATCGGTCGGAACGGTGGGTGCCGCCGGCGTCGGGTCTGCCAGGACCTCCTCGTCGTCATCGGGCCGGCGCAGGTTGAAGGCGCGGTAGACGTCCGCCGTGGCGATCCGGAGCCCGGCGGGGCGTTTCTCGATGAGGTTGAGGAAAACCTGAGGATCGATGCTGTCCTCGAGCTCGAAGCGGATGTTGGGCAAGGGCACGTTGAGATCTGCCGCGAAACAGACACGGCGCAGCGCCCCGGCGACGTCGCGCTGCAGGGTTGCCGCCAGCTGCTCGGCGTCGGCGTCGCGGATATCGTCCCGCACGTTCTCGTGGATCTTGCCGACAGCATGTCCACCCGCGATGGCATCGGTGGTCGCGACCTGGCCGAGCACGCCCTTCGACATCTGCTCGTCCCACCAGCGCGCCTTGCCCTCGTAGAGCTTCTCCGACCCGGCCACAGCTGCCTGGATGACATCGATGTCCATGTCCTTCGGCACGATCGCCGCCATGTCGACGCCGATCTGACGCACCGCCCGAAGGAGCGTCATGCGGTCCTCGGGCTTCGCGGAGGCATCGTACTTGCCCAGGCGCAGGGGATGGCCATAGGCCTCGCAGAAGATGGCCCAGTCCTTCACCGTGAAGTTCTTGAACATGTAGGCCCAGGCCGCGAGGCGCGCGAGCCCGCCCCGGATCGGCAGACCCGACTTGGCCTTCGCCATGTGGATGACGTAGCTGTCGGGGCGCAGCGGCTGCGGCCCGGCGTTGTCGCGAAGGTAGAGGTGACGGCCGTTTTCGCGATCGAACTCGAACCAGCGCGGATCCACCAGTTCGAGATCCGCGATCTTCAGCGACTTGCCTTCCTGGGCCCAGACGATCTCACAGACCGAGAACCCCTTGCCGATCGCATCCATGATGTCGATCAGCGTGGTCCGGATCGCGGGCGAGTTCAGCGCATTGCGGGTCATCTCCGCCAGTTCGCCGGCCGCGGTGCTGTTGTCACCCGGATCGACATATACTGTGAGCGACCGGATCGCCCGCTTGCGCACGCCCAGCACGGCCGAATAGTGGAGATCCTTCTCTTCCATCTGCTCGGCGAGCTCGAGGTAGGCGGTTGCATCGCCCATCTCGGCCGCGCGCAGTATCGCCGTCAGGCTGACCGGGTTCAGACCGTCGGCCGGGTGGCCGGCGTGGATCTGCCGCACCGAGCCGAGCGTGGGAACTGCCTGGCGTTCCAGCAGCTCCTTCGGCGGGATCGCCTGCATGGGGCGCCCGAATAGATCTAAGACCGGCATTACCAGGCTCCTCTGCCATTGCCCCAGCGACCGGGGGTCATCGTTTCGTCGTCATCATCCTCGGGGCCCGCCCATCGCGACCGCATCCCGGGCACGCCCTGGTAGCCGTACTCGGCCGGGCCGGTGTCCGCGGCCGAGACCGCGAGGGCACCCGCCCAGAAGCGGTCCGCGTGGCCGTCGCTGTCCCCATCCGCCACCAGGCGTCGTATCCCGGTGATCCCGACCTGAGACTTGATGGAATGCAGATCCGCCCGCAGTTCGGGATCGCCTGCAGGGATCCGCACCTTGCGGTCCTGCATGCCTTCCTTGAGCGTCGTCGCCATGTCGAGCTTCGAGGCCGCGCTGAAGAGCACGCCGTCGACACGGTACTCGCCGTAGCGGCGCTTGGCGTCTTCCACGGGCTTCTCGCCCATGCCGGTCTGGTCCATCGCGACGCGCACCACGTCATAGCGGCGCACTACCTCATCGAGGAGCGCGTCCTGCTCGGCAAAGCTGATGCGCTTCCTGGCGATGATCTCGCGGGTCATCAGCACTTCGCCCACCAGCTCGAGGACCCAGATCACGAAAAGGTCGTTGCGGGCCGCGATATCGACGCCCACGAAGCAATGCCCGCCCATGTAGAGCTCGGGGATGCCCGCGGTATTGGACTCGCAGGACGCGATCAGGTCGTAGTCGAGCCACGAGCTCGCCTCGTCCAGCCAGGCAAGTTCGAACTCCTGCGCCCAGGCATCGGGATCTGCCATGCCCTTGCGCAGTTCCTCGATATCGACGTCCAGTCCCTGCCTGACAGCCTCGTAGATATCGACGTGGTGCTTGGCCCAGCCATTCCCCTCGGTGGTCATCAGCTCGTAGAACTTGTTGCCCTTGCCGTTCGGGGTGGAGATGACGCGGATCTTGTGCTCCCCGCGCGCCGCCACAGGATAGGCAGAACCCCAGATCCGCCGGCTGTCGGCATGGAAGGCGAACTCGTCGAGGAGCAGGTTGCCCCCGAACCCGCGCGCCGCGTCCGGGCTGGCGGACAGCGCCACGACCCGAGAGCCGCCCGGGAAATGCACTTCCTGCGTCTTGTAGCGCGCTTCCGGAACGTCGATCGTCACGATCTCATCGCCCTGGCGGATCTCGCGCGCATGGGCGGGCACGTGGAACTCGTCCTGGACGAACTCCGGCCGGCCCTGCCGAGACAGGCCCGAGAGCACCGCATAATAGGCGCGCGTCATGGGTTTCAACGCGTCTTCAAGGGCCTCTTTCGCGGTGTTCTCCGAACGCGACAGGATCGTCCACCGGACCTTGCGTCGATCGATCTCTGCCTTGATGCAATCATCGACGATCTCGCCGCAGGACCCGAACGTCTTGCCGCCGCGCCGGGTGAACATGCCGATCTTGAAGCGGGACTGATCCTCGATCCATTTCCGCTGGTAGGGCAGGAAATGGATGATCGGGTTTGCCGGAACGGAGCTCATGCGTCTTCCTCCGGCAGCGCCTCGGCAGCACGGTAATAGAAGAGATCACCGTCGATCCGTTCGAGTTCGTCGGCACCGCGCCGCAGGCTTCTCGCCACCCCGTCCATCATGGTGCCCTGCAGGTGCCGGCCGTCGAGCGCACGGGCCTGGGCGCGCAGGTCGTTGATGATCTGCCGTGTGCTCGCCATCAGGCGAACCCCATGATCTCGCGGGCCTGCTGGCGGAAGTCGGCGGTGATGTCGCCGGCGTCGACGGCAGCGTCGAGCTTGGCAGCCTGGGCGTCGCGCTCCTGCTTCAGGATCGCGTCGCGTAGCGAGGTCGATCGGATCAGGTTGTTGAGCGCCGTGGTCAGGTCCTTCATGCCGCGCGGATCGGGCAGGTTCTGCGGGTTGGCCATGGTCATCTGCAACTTCCACTGCAGCGTGGTCAGCTGCTGGAAGAGCGCCTTGGTGACGTTGGCCTCATCCGTCATGCTGGCCTCCTCGAGGAAGGCGCGGATCTCGTCCTGGGCTTGTTCCTGAAGGCGGGCATAGTCGCGGAATTCCTGCCCATAGGCATGGATCGCCGACTTGCTGATCCGGAGCTCGAGCCCTTCCTCCTCGCAGCGGAAGGCGAGATCCTCGGCAAGCTCTTCGTAGCCGGAGTAGTTCCGTTCCTTCAGCGCGTCCTGGAGCCAGCGACGGAGCTCGGGCGGCAGGAGGTCGATCTTGCGGGGCGGCGGCATGGGTCAGACCCCCGGCAGATCGCGGGACACGCCGGCGTCGATGTTCTCCCCGCGGGCGATGCGCAGCCCGGCCGGCGTCGCCGTCACGACGATGGTGCTCTCGCCGGAGACCTGGACGAAGCC